TCACCCCACCCGCTTGCACATCAACACCAGTTCGCGGTGCTCTGAGCGTACATCGATCACGGTCACAATGTTGTAGGTCTTGCCGTCGTGGATCACGCGATCCTGCGAGGTGATACCGGGCCGGTAGCGCATCCTGATTCGTGCCGTCACCTCGGACTGCGCGGCGTCGGCGGCGAAGTATTCCCGGCCCGTCAGCGGCTCCACGGCGGCCCAGCAGGTGAACAGAGGGGCCCATGCCTCGATGGGGCTTCCCCATTCGTCGGTGGTTGACGTGTACCGCTCCAAGGTCACGCGCTGGTTGAGGCTTCCTGCTTGCATGTCTTGCTCCTAGGCTCTTGCGTGGGCGTCACGCATACACCCGGTAAGGTGCCAGCAGGTTTTCGTACGTGGCGTTGCGCGTCAGTGGGCGATCGGTCTGCGCTTCGCGGTGCTCGTACAGGTCAGCCACCAGCAGCAGCGCGGCGGCCCTCACCGGGGCGGGCACAGGCTCGGCCACGGTCGTGACGTTGAGGTGGTTTGCCACTGCGGCGCTGGCCGTGTCGATCAGCCCGTAAATCAGCGAATCATCGTCGTCGTGATCTACCCGCAGGTGCAGTTTCGTTTCGTTCAATGTCAGCATTTGATTCTTTCAAATGGGGTGAATAGGTGCCTGCCACGCATCCCGATAGAACTGCCGCAGGCTGTCGGGGTTGCTTTCAATACGCGGTACTCGCCGACTAATCCGCGTCCGGGCTTGTGCCTTGCGGCGCCCTCCCGGCTAGGGCTATCAAACAAACGTGAAGGCATCAAAGTCCACGCCCTGAGATTGCGTTGCCCGCGATGCCGCGCCCATGGCCATGGCAAGGGCCTGCATGCCGTCAATGCGCCCCGTGGCCCTGGCCTTGTCCAACTTCCTGGCGCCGGTCGGGTCTTTCGTCACCACGGCATTGGCGGCGCACATCGTCAGCACCGGGTGCATGCCGTGGGCAATCCGTGCATTCAGCAGTTCGGCTTCCAGCGCATCCAGCGCCGGGGCCATGTCCTTGAACCCCTGGCCCCACTCGATCAGGGGAAGGTCTGCGCCCAGCTTGTCCAGCTCCTTGCGCATGAGGTCGATGCGCCAGCGGTCGTAGGCGACGGCCTGCACGTCCATATCGGCCAGGATTTCCAGCATGTCGGCGGCGACGTGCTCATAGTCCACGGTGGCGCCTGGCGTCGTGCGCAGGTAGCCTTGCTTCACCCACACGTCATAGGGTGCGCGGTCACGGCGGGCGCGCTCGATCAGGCCCTGCTCGGGCGTCCAAAAATGTGGTTGGACGTGCCACACGCCATCCACCTGGCCCACGATCACCAGGGCCGTCAGGTCGGTGCGGGCGGACAAGTCCAGGCCAGCGAACACGGGGCCGTCACTTGCAACCGTTTCAAGTGAGCCGCAAGCCTTCCACACGTCAGGGCTCACGAACGGGCTTTCGGTGCTCACCCGCTGGTTCAGCAGCAGATTGCGGGCGGTGTTTTCCATGCTGGGCATGCGCTGCGCCTGCGTCAGTTGCTCCTTGAGGTCGTCGAGGCTGCGAAACAGGCCCAGGGCGGGGTTAGCGGCCTTCCATGCCGATTCGTCCAGCAGCTCAGCACCCTCGGGCGCGGCGTACACCTTGCACACGATGCGCGGGTCGTTGGACTGGCGGGCATCGTCAATCCATGTCGAAAGCAGGTCGGCATCGTTCGCGGCCTGCGTCGAGATGGCGATCAGCAGCGGCTCGGCATGCGCGCCTTGCGAGGTGGTGATGGCGTCGATGAAGTCAGACTGCGGGCCACGCACCTGGCCGATTTCGTCGAGGATGGCCAGCACCGGGGACAGGCCGTGCGCCGTTTTGCCGTCTGCTGCCAGGGCCCGGAACTCCACATTCATGGGCAGGCCGATCAGGCGCTTTCCCGATGGGATGATGCGCACCAGGGGCGAGAGCTTCACAGACTGCTGCACCATCTTGCAGGCGAGATTGAACACGAGGGCAGCTTGATCCCGGCTCATGGCGCCGCTGACGATCTGGCTGTTTTGCTTGGCCTCAGGCCCCACGAGGTGCGTCAGCAGCAGGCCAGCGATCAGGCCGGATTTCCCATTCTTGCGGGCGATGCTCAGGATGGCGCGGCGCGTGCCTGCAAGGTTGTCGTACACGTCCCTGATGAACTGCTTTTGAAACTCCGCCAGCACCAGCGGCTTGCCCACGTCCGCGCCCTCGGGCGTGACACAGTAGCGCTCGATAAATTCGATGATGCGGGCGGCGCGGCTCATACGGCTCGCAGGCGGGGAATCAGGTCGTCGCCTTCGTCCTGGCGGGCCTCGCGCTCGGCGGTGGCGGCGTTGACCATATCGGCAGCGCGGCCTACAGTCGCAGTCGGATGAACCGCGACGGATCTGGCAAGCGCCATCGCCAGCCGCGTGAGCTTGGCATGCTCATCAGATCCGATAGCTACTGATTCAATAGCATGATTGACTCGGGCCAGATTGGCCGCCATCACAAGATCAGAGTCAGTCCACGTATCACGCGGGCGCGAGGTCACGATGGCCTGCCAGAACGGTTTGCACGGCTCGGGCAGGGTCACATAGCTGGGCGGCTCGATAGGCGCTTGGGCGGCGTTCTGGTGCGCCTGCACGGCGGCCTTGGTGCTGTCGGAGCGGGTGCGCTTGGGCGTGAGCTTCATGGTTGCCTATTTTTTAAGCAGTCAGCATTAAAGAAAGGGGAACCGGTCGGTTCGTGGCCATTCGCCTCTGGTGATTTCCCAGCTTGAACACCGTCAGCAAGGCCACCAGAACGCGCCACAGCAGCTTTATTCCAGGGATGGTCACTACCTATGGGGTAGCCCTGTTCGTCGCATCCTTGGCGCGGCGGCCTGCCGTACAGCTCGGCCATGGTCTTGATGCTGTGACAGGGCTTGCACAGGGCTTGCAGCGCATCGCGGGAGTTATCGGCAGCTCCCCGCATGTGATCCACTTCGGTGGCTGGCACCGTCAACCCTTGAGCTGCACAGTGGCGGCACAGTGGTTCTTCAGCCAGCACCTGTTTCCTGAGCTTTCGCCACGCTGCGCTGTTGAGCGGCAGCACCCGCCCATTGGCGTCCTTTGTCCACCTCATTGGTGGTGTGACAAGGTAGCCATTGACGCGGCGCGGCTCGACCTCGGGCAGTGGGTTGCCGTGGCTGTCCAGGCCCTTGGGTGGCTGTTGCCTGGCGCTCTTGAAGAAGTCGGGCGAACGTGTCACGCCATGGCCTCCTGTTGCTTGGACGGGTAAGGCTTTGCCGCTGGCGTTGCAGTGCCCGTAGGCGCGTCATCTACACCAGGCAGGGCGGGCAGGTTCTCCAGCTTGCGCACCTCGGAGCGTTTCAGCCATCCATCGTTCACGCCGGAGCTGTAGAACGCGGCTCGTTCTTGGCTTGATCCGCGCAGCAACCCTTCCAGGCTGAACTCGGCATACAGGCTGCGGGCGGCTTGCGGCGTCAGCAATTGACGGTTGATAGCGCCTTCAATCGCGCTCAGGTGACGGCCCAGCGTGTGTTTGGCGAAGAACATATCCATGGCCACGCTGTTGCTGTAGGTCGAGTGAGACAGGTCACCAATCAGGACGGGCGGCACCTTGAAGATGCGGGCCACTTCCTCCACGCTGAAACGGCGCGATGCAACCCATTCGCTATCGGCGTTGCTCAGGCTGATAGGGGTGAAGGTGGAACCCTCCTCCATGATGGGCACCTTGCCCGCATTGGCCCCGCCTGCATATTGGCTCTGCCACGATTGGGCGATGGCGGCGCGCTGCTCGGGCTTGAGCTTGCCTGGTATGGACAGGATGCCCGATGCGCGGGTGCCGTTGTCAAACGTCGATTGCCCGTGCTGGACCTCGGCTTGTGCAAGCTGGATCACGGCGCGGGCGGCGGTGATGGGCGACACACCCACCAGCGGGTCATTGCCAGCACGGTGGCGAAGGTGGAACACCTCGGCAGGCAACAGGCGCTCGCGCTTGCCGTCGCGGTCGGTGTACTCATACCCGGCGATGCCCTCGCCCTTGCGCATGATCGTGACATTGCTGGTCACCATGGGGTCGAGGCTGCGCACCTGGCCATCCCAGCCACGCGACACGCGGGCATAGGCGTTGCCCGTCAGCAGCATGGACGAAACCATCCATTCCCAAAACTCGGTAGCCGACTGCTCCACGTTCGGGGCGCGGTACAGGACGGTGTGCAATGGGTGGTCGCTGGCTGTCGTGCGGTCATCGCCGTCCTTGCGGTACAGGCGCAGCGGCAGGGAACCGATGGCCTCGGCAATCAAGGCCACGGCGGCATAGCAGGCGGCCACAGACTGCGCGCTGTCGGGCGTCACGGCGCTGGCAGACAGCGGCACAGGCCAGCCATTGACCCCCAGCCCTGAGCGGCGCTCCAGGCCGATGGCGCTTTTGATGCGGTCGATGATCCTCACAGGCAGGTCTCCAGCCACAGGCGATTGCTGCCGATGCCCACGCGGTGCGTTTCGTACACGCTGGGCATGCTGCGCTTGGCCACGGCGGTGTCGGGGTATGCCGGTTGCGCCGTCACGGTCACCTCGTGCAGCTCTACCTGGCGCAGCTCGCGCAGCATCGAGCCGTCGCTACGGCCCACCCATGTGTCGCCACCAGGTGGAACCATGAAACCGAAGCTCGCGCCTCGGATAAGGCCACTTTCCACCAGCACCGCAACGTCGCGGCCCACGCTGGTGTCAGGCAGGCGAAGCTCGAAAGCCAAACCTTGCGCATCCTCGCGCAGTTGCAAGGTGCCGCTGGCGGTGCTTCCCAGCAGGGCGCGGCGGTCGTGGTCAGCCAGTGCCACGATGTTGCGGCCATCGGCGAGCGAGGTCTTGAACGCCCCGGCGCGGATCACTTCGGCAAAGTCACCGATGCGAGTCTCCGAGTCGAAGCGCGCAACGTATCCCGTCAGGCGGCCGGGCGATGAAGCCCGAAGCTCGCCATTACGAATTTCAAGCTTCATCGTCTGCTCCTTCAGAGGGTGATGTCTTCGATCACGGTGAAGGCATCTTCACGACGCGGCACCATGTCGCAGGTCGTCAGGATGCGAACCTGCACGGCGCCACGACTGAAGGGGCCTTCAGCGTAGGGGTTACTCACCAAGTCGAGACTGCCCCAGGTGCCGATGAACATCTCGCCGAAGTTGCCCAGGATCATGCGGCCCGTGGCAGGGGTTCCGGCCTTCTTCGCCAGTTGGTTGGTCACGGCAACCGCTACGCCTGCCAATTGGCCGTTGTCCATCAGGTAGCCCGGCAGGCCGGTTTCTCGCAAGGTCGAGCGCAAGATGGTGGCCACCTCGGGATGCGTCAGCCACGCATTGGGGACGATGTTCTTGAGTGCCATGCCTTGCAGCACGGTCAGGACGGTTTCCCAATTCAACGTCGCCAGCGTGCCCGTGCCGGTGGCGGCGCTCAGCAGGCCCTCGGGTTCCTTCACGCCGTCGCCGTGGATCAGGGCCTTGTCGATGGCCAGGCTCACGACGTTGATGAAGTCGTCACGCACCAGGCTTTCAATCGAGGGATTTGACTGTTGCAGCAACTGGCGCGACAGCTCGGTGATGGCGCCCACATGGCGCGGCTTCAACGTGATGTTGTTGAACGTCATGCCGCTGTCGCTCAGGGCGTCGCCTTCAGCCAGCCATTGCGCCGTGCTGGTGGTGGCCTGGCGCGGGATCACCACTTCGCCGCTCAGGTTCGGCAGGACACGGGCGCCCAGCGAGCGCACAACCATGGAGTTGCGCAGCAAGCCCACGAATTGATCCGGGCGGAAATCCTCGGGCACGATGCCTGCGGCGGTGGTGGTGGTCTGCGCACGCTGTTCAAACAGGCTGTGCGGGATCAGCACGCCCTTGGCTTGCACGCCCTGGCGCTTTTGCTCTTGGTTGAACTCACCCAGGGCGCCGGTCAGGCTGCGGCCTTCCACTTGCGCGTTGATGGCCTCCACGATAGAGATGCGGCTTTCCATGTCGGTCTGGCTCTTGTCCACCGGCTGGCCCATGGAGCGGCGCTCGGCTTCCTCCACAAACACGGCGCGGCTCTCCTGGCCTTCAAGAGCGGTGATTTCACCCTTGAGCTT